GTGGGAAAAAAGAATGAGCGAAGAAAACAAACCTTTTCAATTAAGCGACAACTCTAATATCAGCATCCCTCTTAGAAATCTAATAAGCATGATTGCTGTAACGGCATTGTCTGTGTGGTTATATTTTGGACTAACCGAACGGCTCTCTATGCTTGAGCACAATTTCGCTTTGCTTGAAGTTGAGGTTGAGGAAAACGACACTTGGATAGATGAGTGGTCGCCACCCAAAGCTGTGCAAGATACAATTTCAAGGGTTCAAGAATTGGAAAAAATAACAATTATTTTAGACAACGAAATTAAATATCTAAAAGAAAGAATAAACAAATGAGTATTATTAATAACCTTATAGGCCCAGTGACCGGCTTGTTGGACAAGGTGATAGAAGATAAGGACCAGAAGGCGAAGTTGGCCCACGAATTAGCAACTATGGCGGACACACACGCTCAACAAGCATTGCTTGCCCAATTAGAAATAAACAAAGCAGATGCAAAAGGAAATTGGTTTCAGTCGTCGTGGAGGCCAGCTACAGCTTGGGTTTGTGTTTTGGGTTTTATGGTAAATTTTTTAATTAGTCCGTTAGCAAAACCGTTTGGAGTTGAAATACCGCAAGTGGATACGACCGTTATGCTTCCTGTGCTTATGGGTATGCTCGGATTAGGAACACTTAGAACATTTGAACGTGTTAAAAAGGTAGGGAAATAATGAAAGAGAATTTTCAAAAAGCGTTAGAATTAATGCTGAAACACGAGGGCGGGTTCACGGACGACAAAAGAGACCCCGGCAATAAAAATGGTGGGTCAACAAATTTAGGTGTCACGCAAGCTGTTTATGAACAGTGGATAGGTCGAAAGGTTACGCATGAAGAAATGAAAGCTTTGAAGCCAGAAGATGTTGCACCGATTTACAAACACAATTATTGGAAACGTTTATCTTGTGACCAACTTCCAGCCGGCTTAGACTTTTTCTGTTTTACTTATGGTGTCAACGCTGGAACCGGACGTTCGGCAAAAACTTTACAAGGTTTGATTGGCGCTAAACAAGACGGTGGCATTGGACCGAAAACATTAGCGATGCTGGAAAGGCACGGGGTAAAAGATTTATTACAAAGAATGCACGATAAACGACAAGGTTTCTACGAAGGGTTAAATACGTTTAAACATTTTGGGAACGGTTGGACAAGACGAAACAAAGAAGAATTAAACGAAGCTCTTGAATTAATGCGTGAGTCGTAAATTATAATTTAAAGTAATTCTATACCTCTTGATTTTCCCGCAGCCGTTTTTATCCAACCTCTTTCTTCTAAGCCTCTTAGTAAATTAAAAGCGGAACGTGTACTTCGGCGTTCAGAAATGACTTTCCGCCCTTCAATTTCACCTTTCATAATTTCTCGCAAGGTCGGGAAAACCCCATTTTGTTTGTGGTAGACCCTTAGAAAATCATAAACGTCTTTTTGATTGGGCGTTAAACCAATTTTATTTTCCATTTGTCTTTTCCCTTTCAAGCAAATGTTCGTCGTAGGCAAGCGATTTGTTGTAAGCCAAACGTTTTTTTAGGAGGCTTTCAAACTGTCCAACCGACTCTATATTTAATTCCTCTAGTTCTTTCATTTTAGTTCGCTTTTCATCGGACGATAAATCTTTGTGGTGACGGACCGTGCCTAATAGATTGTTGTAGCGCTCAACGAAATCTTGGGGTGTATTAAATGTTTCAACGTTTTGTTTATTAGGAAGCCGAATAGAATAGGTCTGAGAGGCTTTTGAAGCGTCGGTGACGGCCTTTGCGATATCTTCTGGTGTATTTGTACCTGACGTTATAGTTGGTGCTTGTACGGCCTTAACAGAATTAATCGGAATATCTTGAGCTTCTTCATAGGTTATCAAACCTTTTATGACGTCTGGGAAAGCATCACGAATACAATTTCCTCTCGCTCTATGTTGTAACATTCGTTCAGAATATTGTTGCCACGGCCCAGCTTTTCCCCATAGACGAGCTTGTTTAGCATCATTCACAGAAAATTGACGTGTAACTTTCTCAATACTTCCATCAACGTGAGCCCGCAATATTTCACAAATTGCAACACGGTCATCACCCTTCCCTGTAATTCGTTCGGTTACACCTCTACACCTATCATCGGCGCGAACCATTGCTAGGAGTGCATCGCCATAAACCGAGGGCTTACCATTAATGACGGCAATATTTTGCAGCGCTTGTAACGGAGCCAACCCTATTTCCCGCCCCCATTCTATAGCAACAAAGCAATTGTTAGGTTTGCCTTGATAATCTTTAGGAACCATAGCGCTTTTAGAAAAAATTTCCGAAAGCTTTATTATGTCGTCTGGTGTATAGTTTTGTTTTACAATACTTGTCATTTACAATACTCCAATAACTAATTTTTTATAAAGGCTTTTATTTAATTTATATTTTTTATATTTATTGCTATTTTCTATTGTGTAACCATGTTCATCTGTATACTCTCGATAAGCATCATAAAGATAAGGTTCATATTCAGCTAGTGCATCTAATAAATGATGGCATTGAGCCTTAGTTAATTTTGGTGTGTAGTATTTAGCCATGTGTGTTCTCCTTCCATTTTATTTTTCATTCTGTTTCCTTTATTGAAAATTGCGTGCTCTCGTAAAGCTCACCCGTGTCAAAGTATTCTTTTTTACTTTTGGTAATTGTTTTAGCTTTAATTTCAAAACCATCTATTAAACAATGGTCAACTTTTATTTTGTAAAGAGCATCAATAATTTTAGATTTCAATTCCTCTTTTGATTTTTTGTAAGAACGTTCTTCACCCGATAATTTTAAATAGAGAAAACACATTTCCTTTAAATCTTTTTGTGCAGATTTGTGTTGTGGAAGTTCAGTGATTAAATCAATTGGAGTATTACGTTCATTCTGTGTTACAGGCGGATAATTTGTTCCAGTTTTAATAAGCTCCCAAAACTCATTAACGTTTTCATAAATCACTTGACACAAATTTTCGTCACGCGGAATGGCGTAAAAATGCAATCGCCCTAATTGACTATAACAACACACAATAGTGTTTGGAATGTCAGAACACATCATTTCGCCAGTTACCTGTATCACCCACTCCGGTTTACATTTGTTTTTGTGATACATATCTGTCTTTATTTGAAAGTTTATTTGACCTGTTAATTCAACCGGCATTCCTTTAACATCCTTGACTATAACAGAACCTTTGACATCAAGAATAAAATCTAAACTTGCACCCAGCTTAATATCTTCCATTCTAAGAGCTTGCTTTGGTTGAGACATGGTAATATTTTTACAAGTTTCTTGTTGTTTTAAAATATGCAGCCCCCAGTCTGCCGTCCCTTTTTCTAAAAAGTTTCCACGGTTTCGCGCATTTTCAAACATTATGTCGTCAATGACTTCTACTCCGTTCAAAGCATTAAAGTGTTTTTGCCAAACTTTTTGACGGTCTCCGTACACGGTTTTTAATAAAACAATATCCGGTAATTCCGAACAACCTAACTCTTGTCCTGTCACTGTCATTTTTGGCATTTTATTCTCCAAAATTGTAGTACAAGGCGCAAACGTCATCAAGTATACAACCAAAGTACAAAAGAAAATAAATTACAACAAAAACAGATAACAAGCCGACCACTTCGCCAACAACTGTTTTGATTTGTGAAAATAGGGTTTGCTGATTTTTAGAAGGCTCTAAAAAACTCGAAGAATATCTATTATACGACCGACCTAAAGTATTTGTACGGTTAAGAGTTTGTTTCATTGTTTGAGTCCTTATTGCTGCTAGGTGTATTACTATTAATTGTGTTTGAACAATTCCTAAACGTATCGTTTAGGTCGTTGAACATCGGGTTTTCTAACAAATCTTTAAACCCACGGTGGTCAACATAGCCGTGATGCTCAGTAAAAGCACTTTCCTCACACCCACGGACACGCGGGTCTGTTGGTGTCATTTCCTGTAATTCAAAATTAGCCATTACAATCGACATTTGAGCCTGGACACATTTATCAACCTGTCTTAAAGAATTACTTTGACTGATACGTTGAAGTTCGTCGGACAAATTACGTAAAATGTCCGACGCTTGTTTCACATGGGTGTGATGAAACATCGGAAACGTTACACGTCTCGTCCATTTCATCATCCCCATTTTTAAATAGTTAACCGTTTTGTTATGTTTTTTTGTCATGCAATTAATGTACTTTGTATGTTTGTTGTATGTCAATAAAACTAAGTTTACCCGGTCAACTAAGTTTACCCGGTCAACTTACTTTACTCAGTAAACTAAGTTTACTATGTGAACCTTCCTTTACTTCAAACGGGTAGTATTTTTTCCAAAGAGTTTCACGAAAGCTTACGTATTCAAAATAAGCATCTAGCATTTCTTTACCGGCTTTGACAAAACGTTGTGTTTTGAAATACCTTTCATCAACGTAGCCAGCCTCAACGCTTTCGTTGATAATTTTTAAAACGGCGGTTTTACTATACCCTGTTTTTCTTGACAAGCTTGCGCAAGTGCATGGCTTCTCCGTAATGGAACTTTGCGCGAGTAAATTAGCAATGTGCCGTTTCGTTTGTGATGAATTAAAATATCTTGCACATCTATTAATGTCGTTACTACGCATTCTTTTTGCTATCGCCTCGTCAATAAGCAAATATTTAAACAGACATTCTAATTTATAATCTAATTTTTGTTTACTACACTGCATACCTCATACCACGCTCTATCTTAAACACTTGTGGTGGAGATTGAGGTGAACACGACCAGTCAGAGGCCATATTTCCGTAAGCCGACGCGGAAAGTACACCTACGCCTCTGTGACACTTTCTAGGCTTACTCATCTGTTTAGCTTTGATAATTGAGTTAATCCATGATAAGCTTGGGATTCCAAACTTGCCCACGCCTCGACAAGCGGTTCTTTTTGAGCTTGGTTGAAAGTGATGGTCTGGTGGAGGTGGGCTTTGTAAGCCACAACTCCTTATTTTTATTCCTAGTTTTATACGCATTTCAGTCATTTTGTTCTCCCTTTCAGTTCACGCATTATATAGTTGCGAACCGAACTTGCGTACCATTCGGTCCGTTTGCTTGTGTCTGGGCGCTGCATTTTTTTCGGTGTGTCAATTCCCAGCCGGTTTAATTCTCTCGCAATACCTCTGTACCCTAGCCCCCGTTCTTGTAGACTCATTATCATGGGCAACACACGACGGGCACGGGCTCGGGCATTTGCAGCGTTGCTAGCATTCCCAAGTTTAGAAGCTTCGTCAAGTGTTTTTGAATCGGTCCCAAGTTTTGTAATAACTTTCCCGTTCTTTGTCAGGTACGAACCTTTTTCTTCAATTTCGTTTTTTATACGTTTTAAAGATTCTTTCGTCCGTTGTTTGATAGAGTTTCTTTCCATTTCGTTCACGGCAGCAATGATACCAATCGAGTTGTGGTCCAGAATAGGATTATCAACAACCACAAGCTGAATACGTCCGTTTGTTATTTCCTGTTCAAAAAAACGCAGTGTTTCCCAAACCCGCCTTGATAAACGTGACATACTATAAACAATCAAAGTTGCTTTTTCTTTTCTGCAATAATCAAGACAGTCGTGTAAAACTTTTCTGTCATGCCAAGAAGTCCCAGACGAAATACCCTCCTCTTTGAACCATTTTACTTTAAAATCCCCACCGTTAAGATATTGCTTTATTGCAAACTCTTGATTTGCAACATCTTGTTTGTCGGTGGACACACGAACAAGCGCTGCATACTTCCCAATGTGCGGTGTTCCGTGGTCAGGCCGAGTTTGTGTCAATGTCATCATTAACCTCTTCTACAAAACCGAAAATTTAATTCTGTGTTGGGTGCAAAAACCAACCAACTTATAGACGTTTTCATAGTTTTTAATCTCGGAATCTATTTCAACATGAAAACTTCCGTTCTTTTTTATAATAACAGTCGCCCACGGAACCCAATCTGTTACCCAATCTGTAACTCTTTTCCCGTTCACCGATTCAAATTTGTCTTTATCATTGGGCAAGTTAAGTCCCTCATCATTAAACCATAACGTTGTTGTCCCATCCCTTTCTCTTGTCATAGGATAAACATTGTCAAGTTCTTTGGAAATATATCCAATATAACTTACGAGGTCATAGACCATTGTTGTACTTGTTTTATCAGTCATTACTTCGTTCCCCTTTTACTTTTCAGAATAAATTTTCTTTGAACCTTTGTCGTCAGACTTCATGTAATCAGAACCAAAAGCGAAGTCCATAACTTGCTCTTTTTCTGCTTTACTGCATTGAGATATTCTTTTCTCTTTGATAATAGCAATCATTTGCTTTTCTGTAAGTTTCATTATTAATCCTCCTCATCTTCTTTGTTTGTAATTTGTTTGTCTTTACACTCAATATAACGATTGCTATCACTTGTACAAGTTCTAAATGTAACTTTTTATAGTAATAACAACATAAGGTATTGATTTTAAATGAAAGAAACTGATGTTGTGTATTTAAGAATACAAAAAGATTTAAAGGAAATGCTAGCAAAACGAGCAAAAGAAGAACAAATATCGGTTAATAAGCTCGTTGAGGAAATTGTAATTTTGTATTTAAACAGAAGAAAACCGGACTTAGAACGTGCGGTTGAGGCAGCCGGTCGTGTTTTTTAAAAAAGGCAGCAAATATAAAAATCAGAAATGTATTGTTGATGGACACAAGTTTGATTCAAAAGCGGAGGCTGCACACTATCAAACGTGTTTGAAGCCAAAGGTTGTGAGGGGTGATATTTTAAATCTTGAACTACAACCACGAATAAAATGTATTGTTGATGGAGTAAAAATATGCACGTACATCGCAGATTTCAAATATATAAAGAAGGAATGTCAGACAACTATTGTGGAGGACGTGAAAGGCTACAAAACACCAGTTTACAAGCTGAAAAAGAAATTGGTCGAAGCATTACACCCGAACATAGAGATTATCGAAATCAACCCAACACATTACAGGCGGACGAAATTATTGACAGATGTTGTGAATACATAAATGTAGATATTAATCGTTTGTATAGTAAACGCCGTGACACAAAGATTAACAATTTCAGACATATTATTTGTCTAATTTTGTATGAAAAAACGTATGAAAGTGTTTCGGCGATAGGGCGAAAACTACGACGTGACCACACAACGATACTGCATTCAATAAAACAAGCACGGCGGTTGTTAAAAACAGATAAAGAAATGTTAAACTTTTACAAAGAATGTCTTTCTTAATATGAGCTATATGTACAAATACCAAAGGTCTAAAAAGCGGGATGTTCACTTTGAACAAAAGTTTTTTGATGATTTAAACTTTGGCGAAAGTTTTGAAAAAAAGGCTATTCAATATATAAAAGGCTTGGGTCACACGGCCTGGAAAAGTCCAGACCGGAATTTTGATTTGCGTGTCAATATCGAAGTTCCTTTGGCTGGAACCCTCGCCTACACTGCAGAATGCAAATTTTGTCGTCTTGCAACATCAACAGGAAATTTGGCGCTTCAAACGTGGGATGGAAATAAGCCTTCTGGTGTAAACCCGAACGGGTTCAATCCTGACTTGTGGATACACGGTTTTGACGACGAAATTGTTATTGTTAAAACAAGCATACTTCAAAATCTAATTGAAATGCACAGTTCAAGTTGGGGTGGAAATTTAAAAAGCATTGGCGACAAACAAACGAACGCAAAAGGTTATTTAATACCAATTTCGGTTTTGAAAAACTGTGTGGGGACGCATTGGGGAACTGTAAAATGAAAGAAACGGTTGTTTACGTAGCTTTGATTATAATGGAATTTAACGATGAAGCCGTCTGTAATGCTTTTTATAAGAATTACAATTCATCACCCGACCATACACCTCAGTGTTATGAAATGAAGAGATATGAGGGAGAGTCTTTTCCACCTCCTCCTCCGAGACCAGAGGGGATTTTTAATGAATAAAATTAATCCTTACACGTTGCCAGAAGGTAATGTTTTAATAAGTTTTAGCGGTGGGCGTACAAGCGGCTATATGTTGCATCAAATCCTTGCTGTAAACGGTGATTTGCCAGAGCGTTGCAAAGTTGTGTTTGCCAACACAGGGCGTGAAATGCCAGAAACATTAGACTTTGTGCAAGAATGCAGTCAGCGGTGGCAAGTGCCTGTGACTTGGCTAGAATACAGAAAACAGATGCCTAAGTTTGTAACTGTGAATCATAACTCTGCGAGTCGAAATGGTGAGCCATTAGCAGAATTAATTACTTATAAAAAGTATATGCCAAACACATTGCGAAGAATTTGCACGCAAGAGTTAAAGGTTCTTTCAATAAAACGGTATTTAAAAAGTTTACAATGGAAACAGTGGACAAATACTGTTGGCATACGTTCTGACGAGTCTAGGCGTGTAAAAGAAAGCAAAGACACTTCTTGGTCAAATTGGTATCCAATCGTTAATGCACAAGAAACAAAATACGATATTGTAGAGTTTTGGACAAAACAAAATTTAGCTTTTGATTTGCAATTACCGCTAGTCAACGGAGTTACGCCACAGTCAAACTGCGATGGTTGTTTTTTAAAAAGCGAATTGAAGTTAGCAGAAATGTGGCGTGACTATCCAGAACGGATGCAATGGTGGTCAGACGTTGAATCTAAGTTTGGACGAACTTTTCGTTATGACGGATTATCTTATCAGAAAATAAAAAACAATTTAGATTGTCAGGGCGATTGGGTTTTTGATGTTGAAGGTTATTTTTGTCAGGCAGATGATGGGGAGTGTACAGGATTATATGATACAAATGAAGCATAGAATAGGCTGGGTGTAATGGAAGTCTCAAAAATTACACCAGACACTCTCAGAGACCCCCCAAAAGGTCATGGAAATATGCAATGTCCTGGCCCGTTTATGGTCATTCCAGCACGAGCCTACGGCGATTTGCGCTTCAATCAATATCCAAAAACATTTCGATGCCTCGCAGTGTGTGCAGCCCACGCAAATAAAAACACCGGTAGCTTTTTTATAGGACAACAAACTCTAGGCAAAATATTACAATGTAGCCAGCAAGCCGTGCAACAACACATGAAACGATTGGTCGAATACAATTACCTCGAAAAACTATACAATGGAAACAGTTATCATAAAAAAGTCAGTAAGTGGCGCGTCATTTATGATGAACGTTACACCGAAGAAGATTGTTGGGCGAAAACTACAGTGCACGAAAGAGACGAAGAAGAAGAAAAAATCATCGCACTCAAAACACTCAAAGCTATAGAAACAGAAACAATAAAACCAAAAACTAAGCCTGTGGATAACTCTGTGGATAACTCTGTGGATAAGTTGAATAACCCTGTGGATAACTTTATACCGAAACAAGCCCCACCTTGTTTAACCCACAAGCCCCAGCTTGTTCCATACTATAATAAGAACTATAATATAAAGAATATAAAAGAGAGTTATGGAATAAACTTATGTATTGTCTATTCACGTATATGTGAGCGGATTTATGGGACAGGATGGCGACAGAACAGGCAACAGGTTTCCATCGCTATAGAACTTCTCGAAGAAGGTTACACAATCCAAACGTTCGAGGACATGGCTACTAAGAGACTGACATATCTTTTAAGTAAAGAGAAACCTCACCCTTTTTCTTTAGCTTATTTCCTATCAAAGAATAAGAAAGGACAGAAACCATCTAATGTAAAGGAGGTGTTGACCCAAGTGTCTAAATCTTTAAGAATGAAGTAAACGTACAATTCCCAAAGGTTCCAATGCAATTTGTACGAAGCTTGGCTGGGAGGAGCGAGACGGTGCATTTAGAATAAAAAAAAAGGGGCTTTCGGGGGGGGCGCTAAGTAAAGTAATAGGGGGGCCAACTTAAAAATATTTTGGTGTTTCACATAGGAGAAAAAAAATGAAATCTATTTTTGATATTGTTCAACCTCAGAAGAAAAGGAATGAGGATGACAAGACACGATGGACGAATCTGGGAATTTTGCTTCGGGATGATGAGGGAAAGATGAGTATTAAGCTCAATTCTTTGCCTTTAACCAATGAGGATGGGGAGATATGGTTGCGTGTGTTTGAGAAAAAGCCGTTTGAGGGTGCTCAAGCGTCGCCTAATGTTGGTTCTGAGAAGGTGGACCCGTGGCGAAGCCAGTAAAAAAGGTTTCGCGGCGTACGCCTGTTGCGGGTGGTATTGGTCGGTTTGGTGGTGTTGGCGCTGTAACCAAGCGGTTACGCGGTTCTAAAATTATTTATGACAACCGTGATAATCTTGCGCGAGCTATGTTGTCGATGGTTTCTGCGAACATTACGGATGTTGTTGATATTGATAATGGGTCCATGCGTTTAAAGGATGTTAAGAAAATTCCTGACCATGCGTTAGCAGCAATAAAGAAAATTAGGATTAGTCCTTCTCAGCATGGGGATATTGTGGATGTAGAAATGATTGACAAGGTTCGTTTGTATCAGATGTTGGCGAAGTCTGCGGGATTGTTGGACAGTGAGAAGGTTGAGGATACACCGGCGGTTGTTGATATTCAGATGGTCATGCCAGATGAGGAAGGGGGCACGGGATGAGGTGTGTGGAATGTGGCGCTATTGATACCCGCATTACGAATAATTTAAGGCTTGTTGATGGGACACGAAAATATAGGCAGTGTTTAGAATGTGGTTATCGGTTCCGAACGTTTGTTTCTGGTGGTGATGAAAGTTTTGAGGTGTCGTTACGTCCTTTATCGGAAGTGTCGCCGAATTTGCGGAAAACAAAATATGCGAGGTTGTATGAGTGAGCAATTTCTAGGTGTGAAGAACATGAAGCTTGATTTTTCCGGGTCTCCGACGATAGCGCGGTTTTTCAAGTCAAATAAGTTTGTCAAAGGAATAATGGGTCCAGTCGGCAGTGGGAAAAGTTATGCGTGTTGTGCGGAGCTTTTTCGTCGTGCTGTTCAACAAAAGCCGTCGCCGCGTGATGGCATAAAATATAGCCGTTTTGCCATTGTTCGTAATACGCATCCGATGCTCCGCACCACGACGTTGAAAACGTGGTTGGAACTTTTACCTGAGAATGTGTGGGGGCCGGTAAAGTATTCGCCTCCTATAACCCATCATTTGCGGTTGCCGAGCCGTGACGGGGCTGCGGGTATTGATTGTGAAGTTATTTTTTTGGCTCTTGATGACCCAAAAGATGTACGTAAATTGCTTTCTTTGGAGCTGACGGGTGCGTGGGTAAATGAGTGTCGAGAGCTGCCGAAAAGCATTATTGACGGTTTAACACATCGCGTTGGGCGCTTCCCTGTAAAAGCGGATGGAGGACCGACGTGGCGGGGTGTTATTCTTGATACGAACCCGATGGACGATGACCATTATTATTATCGGCTAGCCGAAAAGGAAAAGCCGAAAGGAAAGTTTGGTTGGGATTTTTTTCGGCAACCTGGCGGGGTTTTAGAAGTTGACCCCAAAGATGTTCCCGATAATGCGGCGGAAGCACAAGGATTTATTTTTGCTGCCGGCAACTGGTGGAAGGTAAACGAGAAAGCTGAGAATATTCGGAATTTGCCAGATGGTTATTACCACCAATTACTTGGTGGAAAGAACTTGGACTGGATAAGGTGCTATGCTCAAGCTCAATATACGTATGTTCAAGAGGGCAGACCATTGTGGCCTGAGTACAATGATAGTTTAATGGTGGATGATTTGGAGTTTGACCCTTCCATTCCTCTGCAAATTGGTTTGGATTTTGGTTTGACACCGGCTGCCGTTTTTGCACAAAGATTAAAAAATGGACGATGGCACATTTTACATGAGGTTGTGAGCTTTGAAATGGGTCTTGAACGGTTTTGCTCTATTTTAAAAGCCGAGTTGAGTAGCCGTTTTCCTCAAGCGCAACCGATGATTTGGGGCGACCCTGCGGGGTCTCAACGTGACCAAATATTTGAAACAACGGCGTTTGAACATTTAAAGGTTCATGGACTTCTTGCACGTCCTACCGCGACAAACGAATTTAGAACGCGACGAGAGGCGGTTGCTATTCCAATGGGAAGGTTGATTGATTCTAAGCCGGGTTTTCTTCTCGATAGAAAATGTCAAAGGCTTCGTAAATCACTTGTCGGGGGTTATCATTTCAAGCGTGTTGCGATTGGAGCCGGTCAGGAAAGGTTTAGAGATACACCCAATAAAAACGAACACAGCCACGTTGGAGACGCTTTAGGCTATTGTTTGCTAGGTGGCGGTGAGCACAAAGCCATGACAAAGCGCCCCTCCCCGTTAACAAGTCGACAACAAGCAAAGGTTCTTGATTTTGATGTTTTCGCTTAAAAAACTAAACGAGGCGCTTCTTCTTAAAAATACAAACTATGTTGTTGAAGAATTTGAACCGTCCCATTTCTTTCAAATGAC